AGTTGATGCAGCGGATGCAACAGGAGCAATTAAAATTGCAGGTAAAGAAACTATTTGGGTTCCAGCTTCAGCAATGTATCCAAACAGTACCAGTGGATCAGCAGCTATTAGCCAAGTTGAATTAGGTAATGGACAGTTCCATTATCCTAATAGTTCTTCTATATTACCGTCTGAGTTAAGCAATGTGTCAAATACAGAATCATTTATATTATTTTTTGTTCCTGCACTATTCGCACCACTGACACTGGTTGGTATGTCTCTAACATTTTTCATTTGCTTTAACATATCACTTTTAGTAGAGTTAGCTACATTTTGACTAACTTTACTTTGGTTCATCATTAAATACATATCGTCAAATGTTATTCCTTTCTGTTGAATTCTATCCTTTGCTTTATTTGTAAAAGATTTAAATTCACTTTCAGTCATTCCATGTTTAGACATAAATTCTTGAGCTTGTTGTTTAACTTGAGAATTATAAGCACTCTGTTGATTTTCTTGCTTTTGAGCTTGTTGCATCTCAATAGCTTTTTTGTTAACGATATTATTTACCATCTTATCGAAAACTTTACGAGAATCAGAATCAGGATTACTTATCATTTCATCAGGGCTAAACTCAAAGTCTTCATCAAGTTTCAATTGTTTTTTCATATTGTCATTGACTTGACCGCCTTGCTCAAAATAATCTCTAACATGATTTACCAAACCACTATCTTTTTTCATCGCATCTAACACTGGAGCGAAAGGTTTCAGCTCATTAAGCTGGGCTCTCAAACTCTGCGCTTCACGACTGGAATCACTGTATCTTTTTTTCAGATTGTCTAACTCAGGGTTTTCTGAACTTTGTGATACCGCTGCCTCAGTTTCAACTGTTTGATTGGAGCCCTGATTGTCAGGGGTTACCTCAGTTTGTGTTTCAGGCTTTTCAGGCTCTTGAGTAATGCTATTAACATCATCTTCTAGAGCAGAAAAGAAATCATCACTATTGGAGCCAAAAACTGTATCATCTACTGTTTCTGGGTTGCCTTGTGTGTTTTCTTCATTATTCATTTTGTTTTTTCTCCTTTTTTCTAAAGGTTAATATAACTTTAAGATTTTATATCTTCCAAACCTTTATTTACATTTGTTTTAGCCATTTTCATTTCATCATCCATTACTTTACGTAAATGTTTTTGCATAGCTTGTGTTTCAAGTCTTTCTTTTTCTATAGTAGATTTAGCATCATGAGTCTTTTTACTAACCTCAACATCACCTTGCATAATTTTATTTTTAATACCTGCTTGAACAAGTTGTCTTTCAAGAGTTTCAATAGTACCTGTTTTGTTTTTAATTTCTTCATCTTTAGCTGCAACTTGTTGTTTTAGTTGAGCATAAACACTTTTACGTTTAACAATTTGTTCTTTATTTTTAATATCAGTTTCTGCTAATACAGCTACATCATCTACAACCCCAAGACCCATTAATTGTTTTAACTCTTCTAAATAAGCCCATCTATTTACAGGTAATGTAGACCCAGCAACTATTTTTATATCAAATTTAGCAGATGCATAATCTTTCCACTTACCTATAGCTTCTCCCAAATCATTATATAAAGGAACATTTATTTCTACTTGCTTATCTTCTTTAATAGCATTTGGTTGAACTATATTAAATACTTTATGAGCAGTATAAACAGATTGAGAATACTCTTTTACTACATGTCCTAATTGTTTTAATGCAGGTTCAATACAATGTTTCATCCAATATTTAATTCTTCTTGTTCCGTATTCATCCATAGCTAGCATACCTTTGTAAGGCATATCTTTACTAGAACCAGTATCTCCCATTTGAGAAGAAAATATACCAGCTAAATATTCCATATCTTGTTTACCAGTTTGTGTTAAACTAAAAAATGCATTATTTAACTGAAATGGTTGCACAGGAGTTGGAGGATTATAACCTTGTCTCATAGGCAACAATGCTCCAGGAGCTGAAGAATATCTTTCCCAATAATCTGTATCGACACTCCCTTCTTCATACACCCATCTAAGACTACTACCTAATGATGCATTATGTATCATAAGTTGATGAGCTTTATTAATTTCTCGTTGTTTTCCAATCAATGGAGATACAGCAGACATAGGAAATGGTGTACCTGTCCATTT